GGCACTCGCCGCCGTCAGTCTCGTATCGGTCGCGTGACCCCTTCAGTTCCTTGTACAAGTCGAGCAACTTCGTTTCGAGAGACTTCGTTTCGGACTTGCCCCCTACCTTGTCGCGCTTCCAGAATCGGGTTTTAATCTGGTCGCACCCATTCTTAATAACATCCCGCGAACCCTTCTCGCCATCAGGCCGCAGCCCGTTCTCAGCGTTACCCCGCAGCCACGCCTTCATACCGCGAGGCGACTCTTTCACGCTAGGCAATTCGTTCAAATCAGTAGATACCGCGAACGCACCCGATATGGTGAAGTTGGCAGGGTGCGCCTCATCGACCGGCAGGTAATCATCGCCCGAACCGACACGATGCACCGCGACATCGTAATGACCAGACTTGACCAACGCCGCAACAATAAGCGGAGTCATGAAAGCATCGACGGCTTTACCGCCATCGGACTTCCGGTCGACAACACCCATCTCGTCGACAATAGCGCGGAACCGCTTGACCAACGGCTTCCACCCGCGTTCAGCAGTAGCAAAGACTACGGCCGACTTAGTGGCGATGTCCGTCAGTTCGGCCTTGACCGAATCAGGAATAAGCAGTGACTTGTGCTGTACAAAATTGACCATGACATATACTCCATTGAATCCTGACAATGTCAGGAGCCGCAGAGCGTGCGACGCGCATCGGTTAGAACTCCAACCAACGACTATATATTACCACATCGCCTATACAATGTCCAGTCGAGCGCAGGCAAAGGCGGCGCGAACTCAAGTACATAACCTCACCTGATGACTTGGCGTGGACTGACGCAAGCCCAGACCACAATGCCAAAATCTGGCCAACTCAACCCCACCGTACCCGTACCCTCCGCGTATTAGATTGACCACCGTAATCACTCCTATACATTTGAACTCTTACAAATCACCACGCGTTTTCCAAATTCTGGCTGGGCTGACCCCACCCCCTGTATATAAACACACCCCCCGTCACAAATTTGGTTCCATGCCAAGTTTTCCTATATATTGCGCAACATGGACTTGATCGCGGATGTGCCAACACTTGTTCCGTTGATAGACGAAGCCGTGCCGTTACCGGCCAATGCGGCTGAGGCCCTGCCTAATCTGTCTCGTGAGCAAGAGATAGAGATGCGTGCGCGGACCATCAAGCTGATATCAGACTTGACGGGTAGGGCCATTATCCCAACGCAAGAAAATGTGGCCGAAGCTGAAGAACTTGCCCGTCAAATGATAGACGATCCTAAGAAGCGTATCGAATACAGCAAGTACCCGAACGAAACGATGGCTTACTTGGCGGGCCTCATCCAGCAGAGTAACTGCGCACTGGTAGATGAGCTATCAGAACTAAAGAACTACGTCATCAACAAGCTCATTTACGAAGTAGAGCACTCCAATAACAGTAAAGAGCGCATCTCAGCGCTCACAAAGTTGGGTGAAGTAGATGGCGTGGACGCCTTCAAGAAGCGAAGTGAGGTCACGGTGCAGGTAAAGCCCATCGAAGAGGTCGAGAAGGAGCTTATGTCGGTGCTTGAGGGCATCGAGTACCGCGTTGTAGGCGAGAAAAGTGCTGCAACTGACGCCTGAAAGCCTCGAAAAGCTGAAAACTGCCCTTCCCACCATGCCGGAGAAGGAAAAACGGCGTGTTGCTGAGCTTCTAAAGCAGTATCAGACCCAGATTACGCAGCGTTTGGGCAAAGATTCGTTCCTAGACTTCATCCAGCACGTCTATCCGGGCTACAAAGTGGGTCCACATCACCGGAGATTGGCTAAAATCTTCGAGGATATCGAGGCAGGCAAGAAGAAAAGAGTCATCGTCAACATTGCTCCGCGTCATGGCAAGAGCGAGATGATCTCGTACCTAGCCCCTGCTTGGTTCCTAGGCAAAAACCCGCAGAAAAAGGTCATTATGGCCTCCCACACCGCTGATTTGGCGGTGAACTTCGGTCGTCGGGTGCGTAACTTGGTCGGTTCGGAGTCGTATCGTGACATTTTCCCGCAGGTCGAGCTTCAAGCGGACTCTAAGAGCGCTTCTCGATGGGGTACTAATTTTAACGGTGAGTATTTCGCTATTGGCGTTGGCGGCGCTCTTGCTGGTCGAGGCGCTGATCTGTTCATTATTGATGATCCCCACTCGGAACAGGATGCTAAGCAGGGCCGTGCGGACGTATTTGAGCCAGCATGGGAGTGGTTTCAGTCCGGTCCAGTCCAACGACTGATGCCGGGTGGCTCGATCATCGTGGTGATGACCCGTTGGAGCAAATCTGACCTGACGGGCAAGATCGTGGACCACATGACCCGCGAAGAAGGTACCGATGAGTGGGAGGTCGTTGAGTTTCCAGCAATCCTGAACGACAAGCCGCTTTGGCCTGAGTTCTGGGGCATTGATGAGTTGATGGGCAAGAAAGCCTCGATGGACGTGCGGTACTGGCAGGCCCAGTACATGCAGCAGCCGACATCGGAGGAAGGCGCTCTCATTAAGCGCGAGTGGTGGCAGGTCTGGGAGAAGGAGGACCCGCCTCACTGTGAGCACGTCATCATGACGCTAGACGCTGCGCAAGAGAAGACCAACCGTTCGGACTACAACGCCTTGTTGACTTGGGGTGTGTTCTTCAACGAGGTGGTCAACAACTACAACATCATCCTGCTGAACGCCGTCAAGGAGCGCCTTGAGTTCCCCGAGCTCAAGCAGCGGGTGCTGGAGGAGTACAAGGACTGGCAGCCGGACAGCTTCATCGTTGAGAAGAAATCGAACGGTGCGGCGCTCTATCAGGAGATGCGGCGGATGGGCGTGCCCATCTCAGAGTTCACGCCGGGCAAGGGACAGGACAAAATAAGCAGAGTAAACGCCGTATCAGATCTTTTCTCTTCCGGTATAGTCTGGGTGCCCGACAGGCGCTGGGCTTGGGAGGTGGTTGAGGAGTGCAACGACTTCCCATCTGGCACACATGATGACTTGGTGGACGCGACGACTTTGGCGCTCTTAAGGTTCAGGCAGGGCGGGTTTATACGCCTGCCGACAGATGAGCCAGAGCCGACCAAGTGGTTTAAGAGCCACAAACGCGAAGCGTATTATTAGGAGATTTTAGATGGCCATTGATAAAAGTTTGTACGAAGCGCCGATGGGGCTTGACGCCCTGTCCTCCGAGCCTGCGCTTGAGATCAGCATCGAGGACCCAGAAAGCGTCACGATAGGCATGGACGGAGCTCTCATCGAGCTTATGAAAGAAGAGCCCCGTGCTGAGCAGTTTGATGCAAACCTTGCCGACTTCATGAGTGAAGGCGACCTGCAGGCTCTTGCAAGTGAGTTAATCGGGCAGTACGAGCAGGATCTCTCCTCGCGCAAAGACTGGCTAGACACCTACGTCAAGGGCCTGAAGATCCTCGGGATCAGGTATGAAGAGCGGACTGAGCCGTGGCCGGGTGCGTGTGGCGTGTTCCATCCTCTCCTTATGGAGTCAGCGGTCAAGTTCCAGTCTGAAGCCATCATGGAGACCTTCCCCGCTGCAGGGCCGGTCAAGACCAAGATTGTGGGCAAGGAGACCCCAGAGAAGAAGGACGCTGCCATCCGCGTGGCTGAGGACATGAATTACCAGTTGACCGAGGTCATGAAGGAGTACCGGCCTGAGCACGAGCGCATGCTCCTCTCGTTGGCCCTTTCGGGCAACGCCTTTAAGAAGATGTACTTCGACCCAGCTTTGGACCGCCAGACTGCGGTCTTCATCCCGGCTGAGGACATCATCGTCCCCTACGGCGCTCCAAACCTTGAGTCATCTGACCGTGTTACGCACCGCATGCGTAAGACCAAGAACGAGCTGCGCAAGCTTCAGTATGCAGGGTTCTACCGAGATATTGACTTGGGTGAGCCTATCCGCACAATGGACGAAGTTGAGAAGCAGAAGGCCGAAGATCAGGGCTTTTCTGCGACGATGGACGATAGGTTCCAGCTTCTTGAGATGCACGTTGATTACGACCTGCCGGGCTACTCGGATGTGGACGAGGACAACAACGAGACAGATATCGCTCTTCCTTATGTGGTGACCATCGAGAAGGGCACCGGGACGGTCTTGGCGATACGAAGGAACTATAGAGAGGATGACAAACTTAAAGAGAAGCGGCAGCACTTTGTGCATTACGGGTACATACCCGGCTTTGGCTTCTACTATTT